CCAGGAACCGGAGGGGCTTTAGGCCTTACAGGTAATTATGCTCCAACTGGCAATCCCTACTTTACTATGTCAAATCAGTTCCTACCTAGGAACATGCATGATGTAATAAGATGGTCTAAGTATATAACAATGCACTCCCCAGTGACCACAGAGGTTATTCGGAAGATGTCTACGTACCCTATCACAGAGTTCGTAGTAGACTCAATGTCGGAGAAGGTTAAAGAGAGATACGAGGAAATATTCACTAGCTTTAGATTGAAGTCCACGTTACATAGTATAGGCTTCGACTACTACACGGTAGGTAATGTATTCCTGTCGGTATTTCTACCTAGTGTAAGAACCCTAACATGCCAATCCTGCGATACTCCTTACAATGCTAAACAGGCTAGTTTTACCTTATTTAAAGATTATAAGTTTGAAGGGAAATGCCCTAAGTGTGGAGTAAAAGGCACCTTCTCAAGGAAGGATACTAAGTCTACTAGTGTCCCCGATATGAACATTATTAAATGGGACCCAAGTAACATTGTTGTCAACTATAATCCTATTACTGGTGAGTATGAGTACTACTACAAGATCCCTAACGACGTAAAACGTAAGATTCAAACCGGAGATAAGCTATTTGTAAACTCAGTACCTTGGGGTTTGATAGAGGCCGTACAAAATAACCAAGACTTTAAGTTTGATAACGATAGTATCTACCATCTAAAGAATATCTCAGCTGGACACCAGATCAATGGTATGGCTGTACCGCCGCTTATTTCGTTATTCTCATTAGTGTACTATCAAGCTACATTACGTAAAGCCAATGAGTCTATTGCATCAGAATCTATGCAGCCTATGAGGGTTATATATCCTATGGCTCAAACTGGTAACTCTGATCCAGTTGTTTCTATCTCAATGAGGAACTTCATGTCTAACATGCAAGAATCCTTGAAGCAGCATAGACAAGATAAGAATCATGTACTTATAGCCCCGGTTCCAGTAGGATACCAAACTATAAGTGGTGAAGGTAAGAGTCTACTTGTATCGCAAGAGATACAACAAGTAGAAGAGTCTATTCTTCTCAGCTTAGGTGTTTCTAGAGAACTTCTATCTGGCTTAACTAACTGGACCAGTTCTACGGTAGGACTGAGGCTGTTAGAGAATACCATGTTAGTTTACATCGAACAGTTGCTAGGTTTTGTTAATTGGTCAATGTCTAAGGTATCCAAGTATCTTTCTTTGGAAAGCTGCAATGTTACACTAACTCCCTTTAAACTTACTGATGATGATAACCTGAGACAGATACTTCTAAACTTGGTTGGAAGCGGTGGTGCATCCTTAACAACTCTATTTGAGTCCTTTAATATGGACTATGATGACGAATTGAAGCAGATGAGAGAAGATGCTATTGCTAAAGCTGTAAATGATATCAAGACTAAGCTTGAGACAGATAGAGCAGTATTTATGGCATCTAAAGAAGCGGCTACTAACTTCGATAAGGAAAGTGAGTACAAGACTGTATTGGCAAAGGCTCAGCAGATGGCCGGTCAATTATCACAGGCTGATCCGGTAACCCAGAGAGAGGTTCTAAATGAACTACAACTTACCGACTACGCCTTATACTTTATGGTGGTAAGACTACTACAAGAATACGCCGCTAATCCTAGCGGTGTTCCTGGACAAGAGCAGGATCCTAATGCGCAGGAGGGTCAACAACAAGATTCAACTGGTGCTGCAGCAAAACCTGAAAAGAAAGAAAAACCAGTTCCTGCAGCCTCAACAGTACCTAACCAATAAGGATAGAAAATGGCAGATGCAACAAGCAGCGCAGCGGCACAAGCAGCAGCAAGTCAGACAATAAAGCTAGAGAATATAAGCCTACCGGAATTCGCTGGTGGTAAGGGCGGGGCTTTCGATTATACTAAGTGGCGTGTAAGATATGCTAAGATAGATATGGATGATGCCGGCTGCAGAGCGGAGATAGAAATCTTGGAAACTAAAGGTTTACTAGGTATAGAGATAGTAGTACTAAGTAAGACATCTTTTACCTTTATGGATAAATATTTCATCATAGTTACATATTTAGAACTAATACCAAGAGCTTAACGGTCAACTAATCTACAATGCCAAAATTAGAAAAAGAACTAGAACGTATATTTACTTCACCACGTCATATAAATGAGAAGGTTGATAACTCCCTGTCCGCTGGGATAACCTCTCAGTTTCCAATAGAGACTAAAAACTACATCATTACCTGTACCAATGTTAGACCTGAACGTAAAGAGTTCACCCATGAGGATGAGAAAGAAGCTATTCTAAAATCCAAATCTCTGACCTATCCCATAAGGGGTGACCTAACCTTAATCGAAAAGGCTACTGGCAAGGTACTGGACTCTCATAAAGACTTTGCATTAATGGATTCTTTCTTCTTAACAGGAAAGCATACATTAATGTATAAAGGTAATAACTACTCTGTTGCTAATCAGCTTCAGTTACGTCCTGGTGTCTATACTAGAAGTAGAGAGACTGGGGAACTAGAGTCTCACTTCAATACAGGTACAGGTCGAAGCTTTGCTATAACCCTAGACCCTCAGACGGGACTATTCTATCTTGAAGTAGAGTCTTCACGCATTCTTTTAGCTCCACTACTATCCACAGTATTTAATATCAACCCTAAGGAAGTGGCTATGTACGTGCCAGAGTCTGTATGGAAAGATAACCTTAAAGCTGCGGAAGGTAAAGAATCTAAGGTAATCTCAGACTTATATAAGAAGATGACCAAGAAGCAGATTCCTACTGCCACTGAGACAGATAAGATTGTTGCTCTTAGAACAGCATTAGAGAGTTCACAGCTAAATGTAGCTACAACTAAGGTTACATTGGGTAAGGCTATCTCTAGTGTGACATCTGAGGCTATACTGCGTTCTTTGAAGAACCTGGTGGATATTCACTCTGGGGCTAGACCTGAGGATAATCGAGATTCCCTACAGTTTAAAGCTGTTCAGAACCTTCCTGATTTCTTAGAAACACGTTTTAAGAAAGAGAAGCTTCTTACCTCTAATCTCAAAAGCCGTATAAGCTATGCCTTTGATAAAGCAGATAAGTCAGGCGAACCCGTAAAAATTAAAACATCTCTACCAAGTAAACCTTTCAACAAAGTATTCTCCAGTTACATTCTGGATAGTAACCTAGTTTCTACTCCGTCTGAAACTAACCCAGTAGAGAGCTTAGAGAACGTAGGTAAGGTAACGATTTTGGGGGGCCTAGAAGGCGGTATTTCCTCTGAGAGAGGTGTACCTATGCAGGCTCGTGATATAGACCCTTCTCACCTAGGTATTATTGATCCTAGCCGTACTCCGGAGTCTAGTCACGCCGGTATTGACCAAAGATTTACCGTAAGTGCCATGCGTGACCACGAAGGTAACTTATACTCAGAAGTAATAGATAAACAAGGTAAGGTCGTACATTTATCTGTACATGAAATGATGGATTCCGTAATAGGATTCCCTCATCAGAAACAGACAGGTAAGGTACAGGCTCAGATAAGAGGTGAGCTTGGTGAGATTGACGCTAGCAAAGTAGACTATTGGCTGGGGGATGGTACTAACATGTATACCATCACCACTAACTTAGTCCCTTTCCTCAATAGTAATCACCCTGGGCGTCTAACTATGGCTGGTAAGGCCATACCTCAGGCACTATCCTTGGTAAACAGAGAAGAGCCTTTAGTGCAAACTACTAATGTAAAAGGTGTCCCCTTCGTTAAAGAAATAGGTAGGGTTATTACACAGAACTCTTTGAATGACGCTGATGGTACAGTAACTAAAATTACAGGCCATAATATGGAGGTTAAGGATGATAACGGAGTTACTCATAAGTTCTCCGGAGTTAAGAATCTACCATTTAATATGAAGGGGTTCTTCGATGACGAAAAGCCTCTGTACGCTGTGGGGGATAGAGTAAAGAAGCTGGATCCTCTATTTGAAAATAACTACACTAGGGGTGGTAATCTAGCTCTTGGTAAAAACTTGGAAGTGGCATACTTACCATATAAAGGTTATAACCATGAGGATGGATTAGTTATAAGTAAAACTTGTGCGGATGGTTTATCCAGCCACCACGCATATAAAGTTGACTACTCTATACAACCTACATCTGTGCTACGTAAAGCCCTGATTTCAAGATACTTCCCGGGTAAATTTACCAAGGAACAGCTTACTAACTTAGATGATAGTGGATTTGCTAAGGTAGGAACTACTTTACATCATGGTGATCCTGTGTATGTAGTCCCTGAGAAGCGTGAGCCAACACCTGAAGATAAGATGCTTGGGCGTTTACATAAGACTCTAGTTAATCCATATAAAGCTGCGGTTGAATTTTGGAACCACGATGAGAATGGTACAGTAGTTGATGCCCA